CATTACCTATATCTCCTAGTTTTCTTAGCAATATTCTTAGGTTGTTTAACGTGTTGTTTACCTTTTTTAGTACCTTTGCGTTTAGCTCTGCTAGTTGCAGCATATTCAGCAGGGGTTAATGCTTTAATTGCAGCAGAAGGTAGATATCTTTCACCTGTCTTAGCAGAAGGTTTACCAGATTTGGTACGCCATTTCTGTTTAGTCCAGTTCTTTAGTGACTTTTGTGACTTCTTTAGAGCCATTACTTGTAGCCACCACCTGCAGCCTTATAAGATTTAGCTAACATCTGCGCTTTACGTGCAGACCATTGACCTGCCTTACCACCTTTGGTACCAGCTTTGATTCTATTGAACATACGCTTACGCATACCAGGTTTAGTATAGTTACCTGCTTTATTAACTGTGCTTTTCTTAGCCATTATGCCATGAACTTTCCATTTTTATTTTGTTGTATTTTAGCAACATCATATAATCCAACACCTTTAAAAAATTCTCTTTTTCTTTCTGGCGGTACTTCTTTTCTATCAGGTGTATAAACTTTAATACTATCATCATCTAAAATATCTCCAAAAGTTTTACCTTTATTTAAAAGATTATTTATATCTTGTAAGTTATATATTTTATCACCCATCAGTTATGCTATGAACTTTTTATTTTTATTTGATTGCATTTTAACTACATCCATACCTTGAGTTTTCATCATACGTTTATACTCTTGCATTGCTTTTTCAAAATCTTTCTTATTGCTAAAATCAGCAGGATTTGGCATTGGAAACATATTCTCTAGTGTATTCATTACTTTTTACCCTTTTTCTTAGACTTAATGATCTTCTTCTTAAGACCAGCAGGAAGTGTTTTTTGTTTTTTAGTAAGCATTATCCTATCATGCCTTTCTTCATAGAAACTTTCTTACCTTTTTTCTTAACTACTTTCTTTTTCTTTTT